GGGCTCCTTGTTCGGGTGGACCTTCACCGGCTGGCCCTCAACAGGAGGGCGAGCCGGGGAAAGCGGGGAGCCGGTGGGGCTCCCCCTCCCTGGCCGCGCTAGCTGCTAGCCACGGCCCGGCCCGTGAGGCGGTCGAAGGTGGCCGTAACCCACGCCTCGACGGCGGCGGGGCTAGACCAATCCGCGTCGTCCGGCATGAGGCGGGAAAGGTGGAGGTCCGTGGTCCAGCCGACGGGGAGCGGGGGCTGTGCGCCGGTCGTGGGGTGATGCAAGCTAGGTTCGCGGGCGTGGGATGCGGCGTGGTGCGACTTGGCGATACGGTGCGAGTAGGCAAGCGTGCGGGTGGCGGCGGGGTGGGCCAGCGCGAACAAGAGGCGGTCGGCGTCCAGCGGTCCGCCGTTGTCGTCTGACAGGGTGGTCCGGGTCCAGACATCGTGCGGCTCATCGCTGACGGTTCCGCCGTCGACGCCGTAGACCTTGACCGCATAGCCCGCCCCCTGAAGCGCCAGCGTCAGGGCCACGATGGCCGCGCCCCGGTTCTGAATGGCCGCGTGAGGGACGATACCGGCCGACCCCGTGTGAACCGACAGGGTCACGCACGGGCGCTCCGTGGACGGCTCGCGGGCTAGCCAGCATTCCGGGGCGCCCGACAGGTACTCGCCGACATCGTAGTCGGCGCCGGTCACGTCGAACGTCCAGTCCCCGACGGTCTGCGCGTGGTCCGTGAGGGCCGACAGGATAGGGAGGGAGACGGAGCGGACCAGCGCCATGCCTTCCGGCCAGCCGGCGCGGGCCAGCGGGAGAGCTTCGGCCAGCGTGGGGGCGCCGCCGGCCCACTCCCTGCCGCCAATCGCGGAGTGCTGGGGGAGCGCGGCGAGGGCGTCTAGGTACTCGTCCCATGATGCGTAGATGGTGCGACTTTCGGTTGCCATGGTGCGTGCCTCCTCGTGGTGCGTGGGGTGCTTCAGGTCCCGCCCCGGAGTCGAACCGGGGAGCGCCAGCGGGACGGTGCGGCTAGGCCGTGGGGAGCGGGCAAGCGGCCAGCGCCTTGCGGGTGAGCGCTTCGTCGGCGCCCCGGAATACGAGGCCGTCCGCCACCTCGCGGGGCGTCTCGCCGATGGCCAACGCCTTGAGCCCAGCGAGGGAGGCGCGGGGCGTGACCATGAGGGTCGGCGCGTTCTGCGCGGCCCACGCGCGGACCGACTGGACCCACCCGACCCAAGCGGCGGGGGAGCACGTCGAGAGGGTGCGGACGGGAGCTGGGGGGACGGGGAGGCCGCCGGCCCGGCACTCGATGGCGGGGTCGAGGGGAACGTAGATGAAGAACAGGCGGTCCTTGAACGCCTCGCCCATCCGCTTGCGGTCGGGGTGCTGGGGGGTCGGGGCGCCCGGGCTGTTGCCGGTGCCGATGAATACGGACCGGGCGCCCTTGGTGAGCGGGCCCCACGCTGCGACGGCGTGACCGTTGGCCAGCGCGCTGTTGAAGAGGCTCTGGACCTGAGCAGGGGAGGCGTCCAGTTCATCGGCGATGTAGGCCGCATCGGCCGGGTAGCAGCGGGTAAAGGCCGTCTGGACGGGCTCGCCGACGGGGGTGCGGTACCCCTGAACGGCGCTGCGCGCGGTCGACGGGTCGAGCGTGTCTAGCTCCCACGCAAGTCCGAGGTCGGCGGCCACCTGCATCGCGAGCGTGGTCTTGCCGGACCCCGGGGGGCCCCAGAGATAGACGGAGTGGCCGGCGCCGACGTGCGCCGCCACCCGGGGATACAGGACGTGCGCGTCCTTCCGGGTGACGGGCGGGGCGTCGGGGCGCTGGATAGTGACGGTCAGGGTCTGTCCGACCACGGCGCGGGCAGCTTCGGTGGCCAGCGCGCGGACTTCGTCGGCGTCCAGCGCGGCGGACGGCTCGAACCCCTCCAGCCGAGCATCGATACGGGCATCCATGATGGCGTCTAGCGAGCCGAGGGGGGCGGCGGGCGCCTTGGGGGCTTCGGTCGACTCGTCGGCCGGGGCGTTGACGGCGGCGGGGTTCTTGGCGCAGGCGTCGACGTGGAGCCATCCCCGATAGTTCGGGAGGTTCGACCAAATGGCCCGGGTGCCGGGGGGGAGCGGTTCGGCGCATCGGCGGCAGGACTGTCCGGGCTTGGTGATGGTGGAAACCTTCGACATGGTGGCGGCTCTCTTTCGGAAGGGGTTGGGTGCTGCGAGGACAGTTCTACGCCCCTGCCGCGAGGCTGTCAAGCGCTAGCGCGGCGAATCGGCTGGGCCGTGTCCGCTCGTGTCCGCTCGTGTCCGGATGTCAAGGGGAATCGTGGGGCCCGGCTACCGGGGCGGCTAGGCTAGCCTCCACCGTGTCCGCCCGTGTCCGGCTGGCCAGTCGCGGACATGAGCGGACACGGTGGAGGCGAGGCGTACTGATTCCCTCAGAGAGAGGTTGTATCCCCGGACATGGCAGGGCCCCGGGGCTGTGGGGCGCTGGGGCCGTGGGGCTGTGGCGTGGGACTTCGCTGGGCTAGCCTCCAGCGTGTCCGCCCGTGTCCCCCCCCCCTTGGCCAGCGGCTCGGGTGCGATTCATCCTCGACCCGGCGTCAGTAGGTGGGAGGCCCCGGCGGCGCTCGCCAGCCCGCCCCCCAGCCCTGACGCCTCGGGCCCGCCGGCGCCTCGACCTGCTTGGAGCTTCAAGGCGCGCGTGTCGCGCCACTCGCCGCAGGGCTGGGCCAGCGCCTCGCCAGCGCCCAGCCGGCTAGCGCGCCAGCTAGCCCCGGGCGCCACAAGTGGTCAAGGGCTGGTCAACAGGTGGCAGGATGCAGCGAATCAGGCGTGAACGGCTAGGGTACGCACGACTAGCAGGCGTGCGGAGGCAGGACGAAGGGTACCCCCCCCCTCTCTCTTTCCGGGCTGTCGCCGTCCCCACCCCCGGCACACCCCGAACCCGCCCCCCGTCCCGCGCCAGAACCCCACGCGGATAATTTTTCGGTTTGGACGAACTTTTGTGACCCGGAGTGAAGTGGCCGACCACCCCAACCGGTCCCCGGAGTTCCGCGAGTCCGCCCGCGCAAGGGAGGCTGCCCGGGTGGCGCGCTTGGCGCCGGGCGAGAGGGTGTGTGCTCGGTGTGGTTCCGACATGGATGGCCGGCCGGTAGACGCCAGGTACTGCGGTCCCGAGTGCTCGGCCCTCCAGAAGCGTCATACCAGCCACCTCCGTCATCTTCGCTTCCGCGGCCCCCGGTGCACCCGATGTGGCTTCGACCCGCTGGTCCCCGACCAGCTCTGCGTCCACCACGCCGACGAGAACCACTCGAACAACGCCCCCTCCAACCTCGTCACCCTCTGCCTCAACTGCCACGCCCTCACCCACGCCGAGCTTCGCAAGGCAGCCTGATGGCCACCCGGTCCCAAATCCTCAAGTCCGCACGCGAGATAGGGGCCAACCCCGAGTTCCTGGAGCTGGCCAAGTCCCGCCATCCGGAAGCCTTCCGTGAGTGGGACCGCATCATGTCGGGCGACGTGAAGCGCAATGATGCGGTGGTCATCGCCGCCATCAAGCTGCTCTGGCAGTTCACCGAGCCGCTGCCCAAGCAGGTGGTCGAGCACCAGGGGGCGGTGGGCATCCAGGTCATCGACCCCTACGCCGATGAGCGCGAGGAGATCGACGTGACCGTGCCCGCCGCCCCGGCGCTCCCGCCGGTCAAGGCCAAGCCGCCCGTCCTCCGCAAGCGCAGCAAGCCCGCCACCGTCGAGGTCCCAGCGCCATGAGCATCCTCCGTACCATCCGCCGCTCCCGGGCCAAGCTCATCGCGCCCCTGGTCGACGCCATTTACGACCTGGAAATGCACCAGGCCCGCGCGGCCCGGCGCGAGAAGGTCGCCCGCTGGACCCTGGCCTGCGCCGTGGTGTGCGTGGCCGTCACCCTGTTCACCCGGACGGCGCTGTGACCGTCGAGCACCACGCCTTCTGCCCCTGCTGCGGCCAGCGCAAGCCGCCCGGCTACATGGGCGTGCCCGTGGTGCCGACCGTCCCGTTCATCCCTTGGTCCCCCTCGCCAGCCTGGCCCGCGCCCGCCGGCCCGTACTGGACCGTGGGCGTCAGCACCACGGCGAGCGCCAAGAGCTGATGCCCCGCGCCGGCTCCTTCGTCCTCGGCATCGACGGCGGCCTCGCCCACATGGGCCTGGCCGTCGCGCTCGTCGGGGCCGGCAAGCCGACCATCGTCTGGTCCGGCGTAACCGAGACTGAGAAGTGCTCCGAGGGAACGGCCGCAGCCGACAACGTCCGGCGCGCCCGCGAGGTCTGGTTCGAGCTGAACCGGGTGGTCCTGGAGCACGAGCCGGTCTGCATCTACGCCGAGGCCATGAGCCACCCGCGAGACGCGCGGGCCGCCGCCATGCTCTCCATGAGCTGGGGCATCATCGCGTCCGTCGCGTCCGAGCGTGGTCTAACCATCGAGGGCAAGAGCCCGATGGCGCTCAAGGCTGCCCTCACCGGCAACAAGACGGCGAAGAAGGACGAGGTCATCGCGGCCGTCCGCGAGCTGTACCCCGAGGTCGTCTGGGCCTCGCGCCGCGATCTCCACGAACACCAGGCCGACGCTGTCGCGGCCATCCATGCCTTCATCGGCGTCGGCGCCTCGACGCCCCTGCCGCCTGGCCGGCGGATTCTCTAGTGGCAGCCGTCAACCTCGGCTACAAGCCGCGCCGCTGGCAGCGCCTGGTACATGAGGCACGCAAGCGGTTCTCGGTCCTGGTGCTCCACCGCCGGGCCGGCAAGACGGTGTTCTCCATCCACGAGCTGGTGCTGGGCAATCCGAAGCGCGGCTTCAAGGGCGCCCTCAACACGCCGGACGGCCGCTTCGCCTACGTCGCCCCCTACTACGCGCAGGCCAAGGCAGTTGCCTGGGACATTCTCAAGAAGGTCTGCATCAACGTTCCCGGCACCGTGGTCCGCGAGTCCGAACTCAAGGTCGAGTTTCCGAACGGCGCGACCATCCGGCTGTTCGGCGCCGACAACGCCACCGCGCTGCGCGGCCTTGGGTTCGACGGCATCGTGGTCGACGAGGTTGCGGACATCGAGCCCAGCGTCTGGGGCGAGATCATCCGCCCCGCGCTAGCCGACCGCATCGGATGGGCCATCTTCATCGGCACCGCCAAGGGCATCAACCTGTTCTCGGAGCTGTATTACAAGGCTCTCCGTGACCCAGAGTGGTACGCGACCCTCCTCACCGTCGAGGACACCGCGGCCATCGAGCCGTCCGAGGTAGCCGCCGCTCGCAACGAAATGAGCGAGGCGCAGTTCCAGGCCGAAATGATGTGCGTGTTCTCAGCCGGCGGGGCGGACATCCTCATCCCGTCCGACCGCATCGAGGCCGCCGCCGTCCGCAGCTACGCCGAGGGCGAGTACGTCCACGCCGGCCTGGCCCTTGGGGTCGACCCGGCTCGATTCGGCGACGACACCACGGCGCTCATCCTGCGCCAAGGGCCCGTCTCCTTCGCACTCCAGAAGCTGCGCGGCTACGACACCATGGAAGTAGCCGCCGCCGCCCTGGCCTGCGCCGATGAGCACAACGCCGACGCCATCTTCGTGGACGAGGGCGGCTTGGGTGCCGGAGTCGTGGACCGGATGCGCCAGCTCGGGCGCGCCCCCATCGCCGTGAACTTCGGCACCCGCTCCCACGTCCAGAAGTACGCCAACACGCGGGCCAGGCTGTGGGGCGAAATGGCGGAGTGGCTGCGCCTGGGGTCCATCCCCGACGACCAGCAGCTCAAGCTGGACCTGGCCGCGCCGACGTTCAAGTACGACTCGCAGTCCCGCATCGTCCTGGAGTCCAAGGCCGACATGAAGAAGCGGGGCATGGCCTCCCCTGATTGCGGCGACGCGCTGGCCCTCACCTTCTATTCCCCGCTCCCGCCGCGCGAGAGCCAGGACCCGCTGGGCGTCTACCGCCCGCGGTCCCACCAATGCGTCGGCGCTGAGTACGACCCGTTCCACATGGAGTCCTGACATGGGTTTGGCCGCTGGCGCATACTACGGGGCGAAGGCGCTATCGGCGCGCCCGCCCGCCGAGGCGGCCCCACCGCCGCCCGTCGCCGCCCAGAATGACCTGATGGGCGAGGCAGCCCTGGCCAGCAGCCAGCGCGCGCAGTTCCAGCTCATGGCGCGCAAGGGGATGCTCTCCACCTTCCTCACCTCCACCCGGGGTGTCGACGGCATCGCCGGCGCAGGGCTCAAGGGCCCGCCCAGCCTCGACCCGATGGCCACGGGGCCAACGCCCCCGGCTCCCGGCGCCCGCCCGCCGCCCCCCAGCGGACCCGCAGCCACCACCACCCGTCCCGCCCCGACCAGCGGCGGGCCGCCTGCCGCCCCCACCCCCTCGTCCGCCGGCCGCCCGGCTCCCGCCTCCGTTCCCCTGTCCGCGGCCCGCCCCCCCTCCATCATCGACCCCGCGGCTGAGTTCATCCGCCGGGTTCGCCCGCTGTACGAGGGGCGCAGGGCCCAGGTCCGATGATCACCAGCTCCGCCGCCAACCCGGTGCCGAACGAGCCCGAGAAGCAGCGCATCCTGACCCGCTGGGCCACGCTCAAGCAGGAGCGCAGCCCCTGGGTCGCCGTCTGGAAGCAGCAGGCTGACTACATCCTGCCTCGGCGCTTCCGCGACCAGACCAGCCAGCGCAACAAGCCGGCGACCAATGAGAAGCTGATCAACAACACCCCGACCCAGGCCGCCCGCACCCTGGCGGCAGGGTTCGTCTCGGGGCTGGTGAGCCCGGCTCGGCCCTGGTTCCGGCTAGCCGTTCCGAACTACGGCGGCCGGGCCAGCGCATCCGTTCGCCGCTGGCTGGTCGATGTGGAGGACATCCTCAAGGAAGTCCTCATCCGGTCCAACGTCTACAACGGGCTGGCCAGCGTATTCGGGGACCTGGGCGTGTTCTCCACCGCGGCCATGGTCGTGGAGGAGGACGCCAAGGAAGTCATCCGGTCCTACGTCCTGCCCCTCGGCTCCTTCTGCCTGGCCACCTCGGCCCGCGGCCAGGTGGACACGATGATGCGCGAGGTCACGATGACCGTCGCGCAGACGGTCGAGCAGTTTGGCCTCGACGCCTGCTCCCGTCAGACCCGCGACCTCTGGAAGCGACACCAGTACGACGCCGTGGTCGAGGTGATGCACGTCATCGAGCCGAACCCCGGGTTCATTCCCGGCCGGCTGGGCTCGCAGCACATGGCCTGGCGCTCGGTCTGGTTCGAGCTGCGAAGCGACTCGACCGACAGCCAGTTCCTGCGGGTGTCCGGCTACCACGAGTTCCCGGTCATGGCCCCGCGCTGGAACGTCACCGGGACCGACACCTACGGCACCGGCCCCGGGTTCGACGCCCTGGGCGACGCCAAGGCTCTCCAGCTCCTGGAGAAGCGCAAGGCGATGGTGGTGGACCGCATCAGCAATCCGCCGATGGTCGCCCCGTCCGCCCTCAAGGCTGGCCGCGTCTCGCTGCTCCCGGGCGACGTGACGTACCTCGACCGCGTGGCCGGCTCGCAGGGATTCGAGCCCGTGCTGAACATCCACCCCGCCGCCATCGGCGCCGTGGACCAGGCCGTCCGGCAGCACGAGGACCGCATCAACCGGACGTTCTACGTCGACCTCTGGCTGGCCCTCACGATGGATGACCGCAACCAGCGCGCCACGGCGCGCGAGGTCGCGGAGCGCCACGAGGAGAAGCTGCTGACGCTCGGACCCGTGCTGGAGCGCCTGCACGACGAGCTGCTGGACAAGTTGCTGGAGCGGGTGTTCTTCATCTGCCTGCGTCGCGGCCTGCTGCCCAAGCCCCCGGCAGAGCTGGAGGGCCAGTCCATCCGGGTCGAGTACGTCTCGATCATGGCGGCGGCGCAGCGGCTCCTAGGCGTCTCCGCGGTCGAGCGCCTGGCCAGCTTCGTGGGCAGCCTGGCCGCTGCCAAGCCGGACATCCTCGACAAGCTGAACGCCGACGAGCTGGTCGCGCAGTACGCCGATATGCTCGGCACCCACCCGTCCCTGCTGTTCTCGCAGGAGGAAGTGGACGCCGTCCGGCAGGCCAAGGCGAAGGCCGTGGCCGACGCGCAGCAGGCGCAGCAGGCTGCCCAGGCCGGGCCCGACATGGCCAAGTCGGCCGAGCTGCTGTCCAAGACCGACGTGAACGGCACCAGCGCCCTCAACCGGCTGCTGGCATCCCAGGGCGGCGGGCCAGGCATCGGAACGGGGGCCATGTGAGCGAGGTCCTGGCCAGCGAGCGGGCCCAGGCCATGCTCCGCGCCGAGGACGAGCGGCTGGCCGACCGCGTCCGCTCCGACCTCGTGGCCGTGTTGTCCACGCCCGAGGGGCGACGCTTCGTGTGGGACCTGCTCGACGAGAAGGCCGGAACCTTCGGCCCCAGCTTCGTCGGCGAGCCCCACTCCACCTCCTACAACGAAGGCCGCCGCTCCGTCGGGCTGGGCCTCCTGGTCCGGTGCCAGCAGCACGCCCCCGACCTCTACGTCCAGGCGCTCCAGGAGCAGCTAGCCGAGGCACGCGCCCGCCAGGCCACCCGTGAAGCGGCAGAGGTCGCCGCCGAGGAGAGCAACACCCAATGAGCACCGAATCCACCCCCGCCGCTCCCGCCGCCACACCGGCCCCCGAGGCCCCGGCCGCCCCCGCGGCCCCTGCCGCGCCGGCGCCTGCACCGGCCCCGGCCGCTGCTGCGCCCGCCGCGGCGCCTGCGCCGCCGGCGGCGCCCGAACAGCTCATCGCCGCCCCGCCCCCCGCACCCGTCGTGGAGCCCGAGGTGGACTTCAAGGTCCCCGAGGGCGTGGCTGCCGACGATGAGGTGGTCAAGGCGTTCAAGCCGCTGGCCAAGGAGCTGGGCATCAAGTCGGAGGGCGCCCAGAAGCTGGTCGACCTCTACGCCGGCGTCATCCAGAAGTCCCACGCCGCCGCCGAGGCCGCCTTCGCCAAGCAGCAGGGCGATTGGGCCGAGGCCATCAAGTCGGACAAGGAGCTGGGCGGCGCGCAGTTCGACTCCACTAAGGTCGAGGTGGCCCGCTTCTTCGGCGCCTTCGACCAGGACGGAGCCATCCGGCGCGACATCGCCGAGTTGGGCCTGGGCAACCACCCCGCCCTCGTCCGCCTCGCCGTGCGCGCTGCCAAGGCCATCAGCGAGGACTCGATGGCCGGGCGCCAGGCATCGGCCGCCTCGACCCCGGACCCCGAGGCCATCCTGCGCCAGCGCTACCCCACGATGTTCAACGACTAGCAGCACACCGGGGCCAGCATTTCGCTAGCCCCAGCACCGTTTCACCACCCAAGGAGTTTCCTGCATGGCCGCAATCGGCACGCTGTACCCCACCCTGGTCGACCTCGCCAAGAAGTCCAACCCCGAGGGTGGCATCGCTTCCGTCGTGGAGCTGCTGACGAAGAAGAACAGCTTTCTCCAGGACCTGGCCTTCAAGGCCGGCAACCTCCCCACCGGGCACCGTTTCTCGGCCCGCACCGCCCTCCCCAGCCCGATGTGGCGCAAGCTGAACCAGGGCATCACCGCCTCCAAGAGCCAGTCGGATGTCTACGAGGAGTCCTGTGGGATGCTGGAGGGTCTGTCCAAGGTGGACGTGGCCCTCGCTGAGCTGAACGGCAACGCCGCCGGCTTCCGCGCCGACGAGGACAACGCCTTCGTTGCCGCGTTCGGCCTGGAGATCGCCAACGCCCTCCTCTACTCGTCCACCCAGGTCGGCACCCTGGCCGGCTACACCGGCGGGCCCGAGAAGATCATGGGCCTCACCCCCCGCTTCAACGCCACCGTCGGCAATCCTGCCGCGGGCCAGATCGTCAAGGCCGGCACCGCGGGCTCCAACACCAACACCTCCATCTGGCTGGTCGGCTGGTCGCCGGACACCGTCTACGGCATCTTCCCCAAGAACAGCACGGCCGGGTACCGGACCGAGGACCTGGGCAAGCAGCTCGTGAAGGATTCGGGCGGCACCGCCGAGTTCCTGGCCCTCGTCACCCACCACAAGTGGAGCCTGGGACTCTGCGTCCAGGACTACCGCTACGTCTCGCGGCTCTGCAACATCGACGTGGCGAGCACCATTCCGTCCGCCGCCACCGGCCCCGACCTCACCGCCTCGATGCAGGACCAGATCGCGTCCATCTACGACATCGGCCAGGTCCAGCCGGTGTTCTACATGAACCGCTGGGGCTTCGCGATGTTCAACAAGCAGCTCCAGAAGAAGTCGCAGAACTACCTGGAGTGGGTCGACCGCGGCGGCCAGCTCGTCCCGCACTTCCTGGGCATCCCGATTCGGGTCCAGGACGCCCTCGTCTCCACCGAGGCCGGCGTCGTCTAGCCCCGGCTAGCGACCCCCGAAAGGAAACCACCACATGATCCTCGACGCGCAGCTCTGCTTCAACACCACGGCGCAGGCCATCACCGGCGCCGTGACCACCATCGGCACCGACTACATCGACGTGTCGGCCGCCATCCGCCCGGACGAGTTCCGGGTGTCCACCGCCGTCTCGGCCGTGGGCGGGACCACCCCGACCCTCACCATCGAGCTGTTCGGCGACACCGCCGCGACGTTCGCCAGCGAGAAGTCGGTCGGTTCCCGCGCCATCGCGGCGGCCGACCTGGTGGCCGGCAAGGTGTACCACCTCGACTGCCCCCCGACCGCCCCGTTCCGGTACTACCGCGTGAAGTATACGCAGGCCGGCACCGCCCCGACCGCCACCGTCCAGTCGTTCCTCGTGGACGAGGACCTGGTCCAGACCGACATCCTGCTCGCGGGCGTCTCGGTCCCGTAGCTGGCTGAACCGCTGAAAGGACGGCCCTCCTTACCGGGAGGGCCGTCTCGTTCAACGGTTCATTGGCCGTCCCGCAAGCGGCGGCAGGGAGCACACGAATGGCCAACATCACCACCGAAGGCAGCGGCTACATCCTCGACGCCATCGCCAAGGGCGCGACCATCCCCGCGAACCAGCTCTACATCGGGCTGGTCAACGCCGCACCCACGGCGGCCTCAACGCTGGCCAGCGTGGCTGCCTCGGAGGCCGCGGTTGGCGCGGCTCGCAAGAACTGGACGAGCGCCAACGCCACCATCACGGGCGCCGTGCTTTCGATGGGCGCGGCCGTGACTTGGGGCACGGGCGTCGTCATCACGGGGGCCACGCATTGGTTCCTCTGCACGGCGGCCAGCGGAACGGCGGGCAAGATCATTTCCTGGGGCGCGCTCTCCACGCCGCGCACGCTGACGGTCGCCGACACCATGTCGGAGAACATCACCGCCATCAGCATTAGCTAGCGGAGCTGCCGTGGCCATCGCCTACGTCGGCGCGGGTATACCCGGCGACGCATGGACGGACCCCGGGGTGCCAGCCGGTACGGTGGGCGACCTTCTGGTGATGCTTGCCTACGGAGACACAGCGGCCTCGTGGTTTTCGGGATGGAGCGCCGCCCATTCGAGCACGCCCTCCGGCATCTGTACCGTCTTTTGGCGCATCGCCACGGGTAGCGATTCCACATCATCGGTCTACGGCCAATTTGGCAGGTCCCAGGTGTTTCGATTTTCGGGCGTGGACACCACCACCCCGATAGCCTCGATTGCTTCCGAGGTGCAGTCGACCTACTCGACCACCGCAGGGTCGCTGACGGTTTTAGCTCCGGCCGGGTCGGTGGTTGTGGCCACCCTATTCGCCCTCCAAGCGCAGGACGCAGACGGTCGGGCTTATGCAACCATTGGGGCTGCTCCGTCCTTCACCACCAATACCGCAATATCTGTATCTGACTACTCTGCAACAAACGGATACACCTTTGCACAGGGCGTTTGGTATGCGACCTCGGCGTCGGCAGCTAGCATCACCTCCACCCGGGCCACAGTCACGTCGGGGGGCGACAGCGCAAGCCCCGGTCTGTTTGAGTGGACTCTGTTCGCCCTCAATCCCGCCTCCGGGGGCGGTGGCGGTAGCTCCTACTCCGAGAGCGGAGCGGTCACAGCCTCATGGTCGGCCTCTGGGTCGAACGCAGCCTCCCTTGCGGAGCCCTCTTCTATTGTCGCCTCGTGGGCCTCGTCCGCCGATGACGCCCGCCAGGGGGTTGACTCTGCCTCCGTCGTCGCCGCGTGGGGTTTGTCAGCCTCAGACTCACTCCAGCTAGCGGAGGCGCCCACCGTACTGGCCTCGGTTGCGTCTGTTAGTTTGGACTCCGGGCGGTTCGCCGAGACAGGCTCCATTCTGGCCTCCTGGATAGCGTCGGCCTCCGACCTGGTGCTCATCTACTCCCCGATGATGGGCTGGGCCGTCGGGGTCATCCTTCCCCCGCCTCCCGCCGCCGGCGCCCGCTCCAGCAACCCATCGCCCCCGCACAATGAGGGCCATGTCGCCCGCGCCGCCCCCGGGCCCGCAGCGGGCCAGGCCCAGCGACACGCCCCCCTGGTGCCCGGGGTCCACGCCGCCCCCTCGACCAGCCCAGCTCCAGGCGGCTACGCCGCCCCCGTCCCCTAGAGAGAGGACCTAATGTCCAACAAGGTTACCTGGCTCCCATCCACCGACGCTGACATTGTCAGCTATCTCGTCGAGACAGCCTCCACCTCGACCGGAGCGTGGAGCACGGTCGGAACGGTTACGCACTCCCTGACCGACGTGACCGTGTACGACTCCACGTCCGGGCTGTTCTTCCTGGTCCATGGAGTCGGAGTCTCGACGAGCTGGTACCGAATCACCGCGACCGACGCTCTGTCGCAGTCCGCGGTGGGCTCGGCCTTCACCGTCGGGCAGACCAGCACCTCGCTCACCACGACCGAGCTGGACATCGTGCAGATGGCGCTGGGCGCGCTGGGCGAGACAACCACCATCGCCAGCCTCGCCTCCCCCGTCACCAAGTCCGAGAAGCTGGGCGTGCTGTTCTTCGCCCGCACCCGTGACCGGCTGATGGCTCGGCACAATTGGAGCTGGGCCACCCGGCGCGCCGAGCTGCTGCGGCTGACGGACCATGTCCGGTACGGCTGGGGCTACTGCTACGCCCTGCCCAGCGACTTCCTGCGCTCCATCGACCTGGACACCGGCTACCGCGCGACCGGCAAGTCCGTCCCGACGCCGTGGGCCATCGAAATGAACGACACCGCAACGGGGCGCATCCTCTGTTGCGACCTCTCGCCCGCCTCTCTGGCCTACGTCGCCCGCGTGACCGACCCGTCGCTCTGGTCCAACGCCTTTGCGGACGCCCTCATCTTCGAGCTGGCTAGCCGGCTAGCTATGCCCATGGCCATCAAGCCCGAGCTGGCCACCACGCTATTCCAGGCCGCGACCCTGTCCTTCAACCAGGCGCTGGCCAGCGATCTCAACGAGCAGGTGCCCGACCGCCAGCCGGACAGCGAGATCATCACCACGAGGAGCTGGTAGCCGTGGCCGTCATCCGGCAGTCCAGCTTTCACGGCGGAGAGGTTGCCCAGAACCTCCAGTCGCGCACGGACATCCCGTCGCGCGCTGCCGCGGTCCGCACGCTCCGAAACTTCTTCGCCACCCCCACCGGCGCGGCCATGAACCGCCCCGGATTCCAGTACGTCGGCGCCACCAAGAGCAGCGCCACGAAGTCGCGGCTCATTCCGTTCACCTTCTCCACCACTCAGTCCTACGTCCTGGAGTTCGGGCACCTCTACGTCCGGGTCATCCAGGGCGGCGGGTTCGTGCTGGATGCCCTGCTGGCCCCCGTCGATGTGGTCACGCCGTACGCCGAGGCCCAGCTCTCCAGGCTCCAGTTCGTGCAAAGCGGCGACACGCTGACCATCACGCACCCATCGCACGCCCCCCGCGAGCTGCGTCGCGTGTCGCAGTCGAGTTGGACGCTGGCCAGCTTCGCAGTCGTTCGCAGCATCAGCGCCCCGACCGCCTCGCCGTACTTCTTCAACACCCCCCAGACGGTTGCCGACCCAACCCACGTCACCAAGGAGTGGGATTGGGTGGTGACGGCTGTGAAGGATGACGAGGAGAGCCTTCCGTCCCCGGTGCTGTCGTCCGCCGCCGTCGTCGTGGCGCCCGACCGCGCCGTCACCCTGTTCACCGACGGCGTCGCGGGAGCCACCTCCTACTGCTGGTACCGGGGGCGCTACGGGGTCTATGGCTACGTCGGCAAGTCGAACGGCGTCCGGTTCCAAGATGAGGGCCAGGTCCCCAATTACTCCGACCGCCCGCCCAGCGCACGCGACCCGTTCGCCAGCAGCGAGAACCCGGCCGTGGTCGTCTACCACCAGCAGCGTCTGGTGATGGCCAACCAGCCCAGCTACCCACAGCGCGTGGTGGCCTCGCGCGTGGGCGCCCCCAAGAACTTCGACTACTCGTTGCCGCAGAAGGATGACGACGCCATCGACTTCACGGTGAGCAGCCGGCAGTACGAGGAGGTCCGCGCCCTGGTGTCGATGCGCCACCTCCTGGTGCTCACGGCCAACACCGAGTTCGCGGCGGACGCCGGCGACCGGCCCATGTCGCCCACCAACATCAACCTCGTGCCCGCCAGCTTCAATGGATGCTCGTGGCTGCGCCCGCTGGTGGTCAACAACGTGGTGCTGTACCTCCAATCCCAGCAGTCCACGGTGCGCGAGCTGGCTTTCGACGGCCAGCGCGGCGGCTGGGATGGCGGAGAGGTGTCCCTGGTCGCCAACCATCTGCTGGCCAGCGCCGGCCGGACCATCGTGGACTGGACCTTCCAGCGCCTTCCCTACCCCATCATGTGGGGCGTCCGCGACGACGGCTCGCTGGTGAGCATGACCTACTCGCGCGAAATGAACGTGGCCGCCTGGGCCAAGCACGACACCCAGGGGACGTTCGAGTCGGTCTGCTCCATCCCCGAGGGTTCGGAGGACGTGGTGTACGCCATCGTCCTGCGGAATGGCGTCCGGCAGATCGAGCGGTCGGCTAGCCGACAGGTTACGGACATCAAGCTGGGCTGCTTTCTGGACGCCTCGATCTGGCAGCACTCCGCCTCTGCCACCACCATCGTCACGGGACTGGCGCACCTGGAGGGACGGTCGGTTGTGGCGCTGGCCGACGGTATCGTCCGCGGCACCCTAACCGTGAACGGCGGGGTCATCACCCTCCCGGTCGCGGCCTCCGATGTCTGCGTGGGCTTGTCCTACCAGTCCGACATCGAGCTGCTGGACCTGGACCTCGACCAGCGGGACCGCCCCAGCGAGGTTCGCAACGTCTCCCGCGTCACCTGGGAGGTGGACCGCACGGCCGGGCTCTACTCCGGCGAGTCGCTGTCCGACCTGACCCCCTGGCGCGCCCCCCTTGGATTCACGGCCGCCACGCTCGGGCTCTACAACGAGCGCCTGGATGTGTCGGTGTCCAGCTCCTGGAACCGGGGCGGCCGGGCCGCCCTGCGGCAGTCGGACCCCCTGCCCGTCACGGTGCTGGGGGCTTCCCGGGAAGTGGAGGTCGGAGGCGCATGAGCGTTCACGTCGAGATTCACAAGGCCACCTTCGATGATGTGGTGGCCCTGGCCCCCAGGATGCGCCCCGCCGACGCCCTGGAGGTCAAGCGGGCCGCCGGGTTCTCGCCCATCAAGGCGCTAGCCGAGTCTCTAGCCGCCTCCGGTGGCCGGGCCTGGGCCACCTATTTCGACGCCGAGCCAGTCGCCATGTTCGGCCTGTGCCAGCCCGAGCTGCTTGGGCCCACCGCCATCCCCTGGTTGCTGACCGGCTACGGCGTCGAGAAGCACCCCACCACCTTCATGCGCCTGGCCCGCAGCCTGGTGGACAAGTGGGCCATCGAGTTCCCCACCCTCATCCAATTCGTGGATGAGGAGTACGTCCAGGCCCAGCGGTTCCTTCGGCACCTGGGCTTCACCATCTACCCGGCCGTCGAGCACGGCGTCGAGCGGGCTCCGTTCTGCCCGGCTGTGAGGTCGCGTCATGTGTGAACCCGTCTCCATCACGATGGGCACCCTTGCCCTGGTCGGCGGCATCGCCAAGGGCGTGGCCGACAAGGAGGCTGCCGACGCCAACGCGGCGGCCATGAAGCGCAACGCCGTCCAGGCCGAGCAGGCCGCGTCGGTGGCGCTCCAGCAGGGCGAGTCGGACGCCTCGCGAGTCCAGATGCAGGGCGAGGCCATCAAGGGCCAGCAGGTGGCCGGCTACGCGGGTCAGGGCGTGGACGTGTCCAGCGGCTCGGCGGCGCAGACAGTCCTGGATGGCGCCGCCATCACGGGCCTGGACCGCGAGGTGGCGCGCAACAACGCCCAGCGGGAAGCCTGGGGCCTCAAGACCCAGGCCGTCAACCTCCGGAACTCGTCCGAGGACGCCAAGGCCGCCGGGCGCATGGCGCTGGCCAGCGGCATCATCGGCGGCGTGGGCGGTGCGGCCAGCTCCGGGCTGAGCGGCCTCCAGGCCACAGGGTACTTCAAGCAGGGCGGCCCCAAGCCGCCCGGAACGGTGGTCTAGGACATGGCGTTCACCATCCCCACGCTCTCGGCGCCCCGTCTCGACGAGCGGTCCCAG